CATAGTGAAAATACGCTCATACATATCTTGAGCAGATTTTTGAGCTTGCCACGCGTTCCACCCTAATTGATGTGATTCAATCCAATTCTTTTGCATCGAGTAAGTACCTTCTACAACCCTTTGTACTGTCTCCCACCACCTTTCATTTTTACCATCCTCTTTAATTCTTGAATAGGTTCTCATGTAAACTAATTCACCTAAACCATTAAAACCAAATGGTGGTTTTTTTCTTTTGAATTTATTTATAAAATTTTCTGATAACGTAAATTTTTCCATTAAATATCCTTTATAATCTATTTCCCATAACACTAATAAATATAATATATATTGAATCCTACTTGTGATTTATTCAAATCCATCAACTTTTTTTTCCATATCGTTATATTTGTTAGCTAATTCTTTTCTTAAAAATTCTTGACTGTTGTCCATCTTATTTTGAGCTTCTTTTCCAAATTGACTACTACCTTCGTGTATCTTGACCACACCAATGTTAGTATTAATAGTTGATGGATACGTAACTCCATCTATACCGAACCTATTTTTTATAACGTGAAATCTACCTGTGTTAGCTATTTTATCCTCTACCTTACGACTCATACTCATCACAAAGTCAGCTGTCATGACTTTACTATAATCTTCAGCTACTTTATCAGCTCCAATTACATCTTCCTCAAGAGCTGAACGATTAGCTTGAGAAGCTGTCCATATTGGTAATTCAAGTTCACCAGCTAATCCTCTTAAATCCTCGTAGATATTTCCTATAGCATGTCTTTTTTCTCTGAAGTTTCCTGTGGGCATCAATATATCAGCATAATCCACTATGACCATATCTACCTTAGTACCACTTAACTCAATTTGTTTGAGATGTGAACCAAGTGTTTGAACTGAAGCTGCCTTTGTTGGAAAATACTTTATTAATAATTTACCTTTTAAATCAAAAAGTTTTTTACTAACTTCTTCTTTATAATATTTTATATTTGATGTTGTAATTCCACTAAAAATAGAATCATATCTTAATCCAACATAATTTTCATTCAACTCTAATGTATAATGAACAACTGTTTTCTTTTGTCTGATTACACTCGCTCCTAAAGCTTGAAGTGTCCAACTTTTACCAATACCAGCTGGAGCTACAATCACACCTAATTCACCACTTCCTAATCCACCATCAGTTATATCATTGATGACATCCCACGGTGTTTTAACTGTTATCCTAGATGATTCTTCAAGTCTCGTTTCTAATGATGGAACGTAATCATGTCCTAAATCTCTTGTAGTTCCAGCTTTCATAGCATCATCGATAAGAGTTTTTATACCATCATAATTTTTATTCTCTAACATATCAACAGACTCAAGTATGGCCTTTTTCAATGTTTGATTCTTACAGAAATCCAATGTTTCGGATTGTATAAATTCTAAATCAGTAGCCTCTATATTTTTCCAAACCTCTCTAAGTTTATCTATGACACCTGTTTTTAACACCTCATTGTCAATTTCATCAACTTTGAATTTAACGACTTCAAGAGTTGGTTGTTTTTTGTACTGATAGTAGTAATCTCTAATTGACTTTACTAACCACTTATTAGAATCAGAATCAAACATAGATGGTTCTAATATATCACTAATAGTTTGTAAGAATTTTATATCACTCATTAGTGAAGCTATAATTTTAGCTTGAAATGATGTTCCAAATTGTGTTAGAGTTTCACTCATGAACTCTCCTTTTTAAAAACAAATATAGGTTCGTATTTATAACCAGCTCCCATGATACTTGATAATGTTAATTGTAATGTTTGTTCTTGTTTGAATCCTAATTTTTTAGAAATCTTAACAGTTTCTTTTTCTATAAATTTATACTTTGGTGTATTAGCAATATTGATTAACATATAACCATTTTTTTTCAACCCATAATAACAATTTTGTATTGTCTTTTTCAAAAATCCATTTACCCAACTATCTTGTGTTGGGAACTTTATATAACTTTGTGTTTGTTCATTTGAATACTTTTCTGTATCGAAATAGGGTGGTGAAGTAAAACATAAATCTAGTGATTCTTTTTTTGGTTCATAATCTTCACTACCGAGTTTATAAATAGTGACATCTTTTTTCAAATACGAAAAATCTTTTTTTAATTTTAATAAACCTTCGTAGGTTTTACTAGATGGTTCAGTACCAATATATTTTTTTCTTGAACTAGCCAAAAAACCAATCAATCGACCACCCCAACCACAACTCATATCCCAAACAACATCACCACCAAACTTCTCATAGATGAGTTTAGCAGCTGTAGGTCTAAAATTACTTACAGATTGAGTACCTGTATAAATCTTTAAGGATTGTCGTAGTCTATTCTCCTTGAAGGTATTTTTTACCATACCCTCTTCACCCTTGAAATGTTTTAAATTCCAATTCCAACATTTACGAATTGTCGATTTAAATTTCTTATCATCGTGAAATATTTCCATTGGGGATTGTTTAGTTCCACCACAACGTACTTCCCAAAAATGTGGAAAGTATGTCCATGCTAATCTCAATCCATGCATGGTCTGTACAATCTGATTATTTTTTAATATTGAATTTGTATCAAATTTTTTTAGTTTTCTCATGTGTTCAAATTTCTCATCTTCACGAATTGTGTAGTGTGGAAAACCAAACTTACGATAATATTTGAAAATAACCTCTATTCCATATTCAATGTCTACATTTGTAATATTATTTACGACTTTATGATATTCCAATTCATTAGAATCTATATCTAGAAATTTATCTAATACATTATAATTTACATTCATTGATTATGAGTTTTTTCAGCATACTGATTTAACTGATTGAAATTAGTACTCAACCAACTTGTTACATTTGGTAGAGCTGTAAATAATTTATCCTCCAAAAACATTTTTTGAAATTGAAATTTTATTAATCTATTAATTGGTTCATTCACCTTATCGATTATTTTTGTTTTTGTCGAACCTGATATATCAACATCAGACAACTGCATTAATTGATAATTTAACTTTATTATATCCTCTGACTCAGGTAAAGTATCCACAACTTCATTGACATCAACTATTCTATTCTCACTTAAAAAAGGTAATTTTTTCTTAATAGTTTTTAAACCCAAACCCCTTACACCAGGAATATTATCTGACTTATCTCCATCCAATACTCTATACCAAATGTAATTGTGTGAATTTATACCGTATTCATCCATCACCATTTTATCATCATACATTTTCTTTTTGGTTGGACTCCATATTTTTATTCTTCCATTAGCTAACTGTAGAAAATCCTTATCTGTGGACATAATAGTTATTTTAGAATCAGTAAGAACTTGTCTACATAGATAACCAATGGTGTCATCAGCTTCAATGTTATCATAAGACATTACAGTTATGGGTAATGTCTCTAGATATTCCACACATCTAGAAAGTTGCATCATCATATTTTGTCGTTCATCCTCTTGAGATGCAAAATCATAAGAACGATTTACTCTATACTTAGTTTTACGATTTTGTTTGTACTCAGGATATATCTTGCGACGGCGATTAGAACCACCCTTACCATCAAAAACTATAATGGTTCGGGTAGGTCTAATCATATTTATAGTGTAACCGATACTCCTTAGAAAACCAACTATTCCACCAACATGAATACCATCATCATTGGTAGTTGGTATAACACTAAACACTCTAATAAAAGTATTTAAGCCATCTATTATGAGTACTTTGTCATTAGGTTCACCACCGTCTAATGAACCACCTTTTTTCTTTATCTCATCAAGTATAGATATGTATTTACCATTACTCACTTAGTTCCTCTTCCACCACTACATCATCAATTCCAAAGTTTTTCTCATATTTAAGAACTACTTTGTCACAGATTAATTCATAACAATGTTGTCTGAACTCCTCATCTTGAAGATAATCAGCCCAATCTTTAGATTGAAACTTAATCTCTTTACCTTTATGGTCATTCATGGTATACCATGCTCCACCTTGTTTGACTAGTTTATGAGCTTTCATCATCTGTAACCAACTACCCTCATTATCAATACCTGTTTCAAAATAAAGTTCAAAGTCAGCATGTCTCATTGGTGGCCCAAGTCTATTTTTTATGACTTGAGCTTTCATCTTCATACCAATCGTATTGTTCTTCTTATCTTTTATCTGACCAATATTCTTTAATCTGATACGAGTTGAAGCATGAAATGGTAGAGCTTTACCACCACTAGTTGTCCACGGATCTCCAAACATCACACCTAACTTTTGTCGTAATTGATTAGTGAATACCAAAGCTATTTTTTGTCTACCAATCATTTGAGTGATTTTTCTCATAGCTTTCGATAGTATGATAGCTTTAGAAGTGGCCCAACCATCTTTATCAAACTCAGCTTCTAACTCAACTTTTGTTGTAGCAGCCGCTAGTGAATCTACTAAAATAGTTACTAATCTGTCTTTATCTGATTCACGAACTTTAGCTACTATTTCTTCAATAGCTGAAAATATATCCTCTACGGTTTCTAAATGTAAATACAACATACTTTCAACATCCAATCCAATAGCTTCCAAGAACTCTGTACTAACAGCAGTCTCTGTATCTATATAGACGGCAACACCACCTTTCTTCTGAGTCTCAGCTAGTATGTGAGCTCCTATCAAGGATTTACCACTACTTTCCAATCCATTCAGTTCAGTAATTCTACCAACTGCAATACCACCATCTGGTCGGTTTGATATTGCTAAATCCAACATAGTTGAACCAGTTGAAATAAACTCTTTTATATCTGTGGGTGTTGTATCAGTTCCATCAAGGAAATAGGCTACTTTCATGTCCTTGAAGTTTTTATTAATGGTGTCGGCTAAAACACCTGCCAATTCATCTCTTGTTGACATTCAATTCTCCTAGTTAGATAGTGGGTGTGTCCGGCTTTGTAAAGAATCCTTTGCACACACTCGGTTTTATTAGTGTTGGCTTCAACACCCACTATGTTGTTTTTTATTTAATTGTTAAATAAATCGTCAAACGCATCTGAAGTTTTCTGTGAGTCGTAAGTCGAGGCATCAGCTACAGCTGTTTTCTCTTCTTGAGTTTCCTCTTCAGTTGTTGAACCACCATTCAAGTAATCATTGAGGGCTTGTGTTAAGTCCTCATAAGATTGTTCTTGATAAATCTCAGTAATGTTTTTCTGAGATTCAGTTAGTGTTTCAAGTAAAGATGCATCCTCTGTGATAGGAGTTTGATTTGGTTTTACTCGAATTGACGTTGAGGGAAAAGACTTACCTGTTTCCTCAGCGGTTTTGAATACTACGGCAACATCACGACCACTTACTGTGTCGGTAATATCACCATAATCTGGATCTGCGATTATAGAAAGTAGTTCTTGATAAACTGTTTTTCCAAATCCCCAAAACTTAACACCTTGATTCTCTTCACCACGAACAACTACAGGAGCATATGTCCTCATTTTAGCTTCAACTTTTCTACCTAGACGATAGTCGTCTTTTGAACCAGTTGATTTGAGTTTTTGAGCAAACTCTTCAATCGGGTCTGGTCTACCAAATGAAATTGGTGAAAGATAATTCTTTCCACCTAAATCATAATGAAAATACAACTCGATGAAAGGATTGTCCTTGTTGAATTTGTAAGGAACGATTCTAACGATTTGATTTCCTGGTGATGGTTTCCATAAGTTTGAAGTTCTGTTGTTTGTTGTCTGAAGTTGACTAAGGCGATTTTTGATTGCATTTAAATCCATTTTTATTCTCCATTATTTAATTAGTTATTTGTTATTTGTTAATCAAGTGTAACCTTGATACATTTATAAGTATTATCAATTTTCTGAAAATACAATTTATTTTTTATCTTTTTCCCAAGTGTCTACATTTACAATTGTGTAAATTCTTGTTGGTATTTTATTCAACCCTTCCTCATTTGTTAGTAGTAAAGAATTTTTATAATTTTCCCACTCTATTG